GAGTCGTTTGAGTATTGGTCTAAGCCTCTGGGGTAATGAGGTATTTCACCATGAGGGGTTTTGATTGTGCTAGGGATTCCCTCAAGGCCGTAGTTGGAAAGCATTGCCACATCTAGGCTTGCTCGCTTTAGTCGGTCAATAAGCATTGTGACTTGTTGGCCGTATCCGGTTGGGGCGTTGTAGCTATTAGACCAGACGCTTACTGCGCCATTTAGTTTCTCTTTATTTGTAGGCATACATAAACAATACCAAAAAAAGACAGTGGGCCACAGTCCTACGCTCTGTGACCCACTGCCAGCTTTTTGACTGGGGGCTAGATTTAGCTAGCTCCACCCTTGAAGTACCCGATGTGGGTAGCGTGGGTTAGTCCACCGTCAAGACGGATTAGGCCTCGGTAGGTGATTGTGTCTTGGTTGAACGCGAAGTCAGCTGACTGGTCAACGCGGATTCCACCTGCAACGCGAACCTTGAAGCTTGGTAGGTGGCCGAACAATACAGACTTAGCTGCTGTTCCTACTGCTGCAACATTTGGGTTCTCGTACACTGGGTAGCCAAGCAAGGTTGCTGGCTGTCCTGGTACTGCTGAGTTGGTCCAGATGTAGTTTCCTGCGCCATCCTTCAACTTACGAGCTGCTGCGATACCGGTCTTGCTCATCTGGAAGCCTAGGCCTGGAAGTACGCGAGCACCATCGGCGATTCCGTAAACCAAGTCAATTAGGTTCTCGTATGAAGCGGCTCCAGCAACACCAGTTCCACCAGTTACTACCGAGCCAGCGGCTGCGGATAGCTTTGTGGTTAGAACGGAGTTAGCCTGGAGACCCAAAGAGGTTCCTAGCTGCTGTGCGATGTAGCTTGAGATGTTGAATCCAGCGTCAGTTACTAGTTCCTGAGCAACCTGAACCAAAGCACCGTACTTCTCAGCACCAAGAGTGATGGATGCGAAGGTTGGGTTGGACTCAGAGATGGTTCCTGCTGCTGCTACTGATCCAGCGGATGAGGTAGCGGTAACAGTTGGGATTACTAGGTTCTCACCTGAAGTGGTGTTGAAAACCTCAGAAACAGTTAGCATTGGGCCAACTAGCTGAGCGATTTCGAATACCTGGTCATAGAAAGACTGACCAACAGTGTTTGCGGATGGAACTAGGGTACGAGCCTCGCGAGCGAAGTCGTATCCGCGCATTTCGCCAGAAGCGATTGCACGAAGGATGTCAGCGTCAGAGTTCTGAGCTGATGGAGCTGATGGTGTGAATGAAGCTGCTGCCTCAGACGCGCGAGCTTCGCGGTCTGCTAGCTTGCGAGCGGTTTCGATTGTTGCATCGGCTGAGTCAATGTCAGCTTCAATGCGAGCAATCTTGGTGTTTTCTTCAGCAGATAGACCACGCTTTTCAGCCTGTGCAATGTCAAGAACTTCTCTTGCCTGTGCGATCAGGTTGTTGCGAGCGTCTGTCTGTGACTTGATGAAATCAGACATGATTCTCCTATAAATGATTGAATGGGGTTCCTGCGGTGCTGACACTCAACAGATACAGCGGTGCTTACACTCAACTGTTAGGTTCAAGTTTATAGGCAAAAGAAAACCCCAGCTCAGAAAGGGGGTTGAGCTGGGGCTAAAGAAACTCTATCGGGTTTCTTTACTGTCAACAACCCTTGCTTCTTTGGCTGGGTTGTATGAGTTTGTGTTATCGAGTTCCCAAACTGCTTTAGCTAAGTCATCAGCTAGGTCAGCGATTACGCCTACTGATGGGTTGCCAGCTGCCTTTAGGATTGCTCTTTTGATGTCATCTTTGCTTGCCATGTTTATATCCTTTTCAATAGAAGGTCAAACTGCTTTTTCTTTAGGTCTAGTAGCTCAAGGCCGTTGTCAATAACTTCCTCAATCTCTGGCTGTGCTTTTAGCTTGTTGACCACATCGGTAATCAAGTTAGCGTTGGCCTCGTCAAGTTCCTCACCTGACTCTAGCTTCAGCAGGGCATCGGCTAACTGGTCTGGGTTGATGGTTTGGGATGATCTAACTGCTGCCTCGGTAGCCTTGTAGGCCCCGAAAGAAACCACGCTTACTTCGAATAATCTGACTGATTCCAATGTTCTTGTCTGCCCATCTCTTGACCATGAATCTTTGATGACATTGAATCCAAAAGACATTTCATTGATTACATTTGTGCGAAGAAGCTCTGCAACATCACGCCCGCGCGAAGTCTGTGGCAACTGAGCAGTCACCTTGAGTCCACGCTCATCCTCAACGAGTTGCATGGTTCCACCTCTTAGGGAAGCCAGAGGCTCACCTGAGTCATGGTTCCAAAGAAGCTTGACCTCGTTGCGAGATTGCAAAGAACGCTTGAAAGCACCTGGCGCAACATACTCAATGAAACCACCTAAATCCTCGGATGGGGAATTGAAAACAGAGGCGTAGCCGGTGAAGGTCATGCCGTCACCCTCAGCCCTGACCTCGAAGTCAACGCTGTTGGTTCTTATCTCTGGCTCTTTAGCCTGTGGGCCGTCAATCTTTAGCGCGATTGCCCTCGCAACCTTGAGCCACTTGTTCTTGTTATCCATGCTGTTAGTTTCCTCTGCTCTGATTCTAGCAACTACTGAATCAGCGTAGTCTTGGGTTCTTTGTGCTGCTCTCTTGCTTGGTCCTGATCCCCAAAGCAAATGAGCAACTACACCTGCTGATGGGTAGTTGTCTGAGTCTGGATTTGCATCTGGTGAGTCAAGGTCAACTAGGTGCCTAGCAATCCAAGCAGCTATTCTTATCCACTTGTCATCTGACACGCGACCTTCAGCCATCTCTCTAGCTTCGCGAATAGTGCCAGGGGTTACGCCGTCACCAGCAAGACCTTCCTCGTAATACTCAAGTCCACGCCGAGCTGCTGCTCTCATGTAGGCAGGGGCTTCTTGGTTGATAGCCCTACCTTCATCGTTTGACTGCCAAGAGTTGCAGTAGAAACCACCATCAACAAAGTCATCCCAACGCTCACACCAAGCTTTGTCGCCTTCAGCGTTTACCCTTGATTCGTCAAAGAAGAAACAGTTGCCACAAGCTCTGCCCTCTGGCACATCCTCGGCTAGAGCTGGTCTGTAATTATCTGGCAGGTTAGCACCCTCAATGTCAGGCTCGTCAATTTCCTCGACCTGTTCCATCTCGACAGCAATCATCTTTGGTGTTGGTATCTTTTCAAGCTGAAATACATTGATGACCATCATCTTGTCGGTTGGTTCAAAGATGCCATCCTCGTAGTCAAACAATCTGACCACAGCAAACTGCTCTTGCACCATCTCAATCTGAGCAGCAACTCTTGGGTCAAGTGGTGACCAAGATACAAAGTCACCGATAGCAAGTGAACCGACAGCAGCTCGCTCACCAATAAACTCAGTTTTTTCAGCAAGGCTAATAGCGACAGCTTGATCAATGGCAGATTGCTTAGAGTCATGGCAAGCGATTAGCTCGCCGTTCTCTTTCTCAACAGCCCAGTCAGAACACTCAGAGTTTTCTTTTGTAATGTAATAAGGCATTATTTGACCACCAGTATTCTTAGGTTGCAATTACTATCAGCGATTGCGTAAAGCTCATCCATCGGTAGCAACTGAATAACGCTTGTCTGTGTTGCAACAGCATGCATGCCATTGGTCAAGGTTACATCTGGCCCACCAATAAATATTTCCCTGTTTTGGTTATGTTCGTGATTGTGAATACAAATATGCTGAACACCTGTGCTGGGTGGGACTACTAGGGTTCTTACATTAGCTACAAGGTCGTAGCCATAAGTCTTGACAGTCATCAGACCTCGTAAACAGCTTCAGGATTGTTGGGGTCAATCTGAGCAACTGCTTGCAGTTGAGTGCTTGGCAATCCTGTGTGTCCGATAGCTGGAAGTCCGACTGCGATTAGTGCCTCGGCTGGGTCGAAACCTGAGATTACAAGTTGCTGAACCATCTTGACGCGCTTCTCATCGGTAATGATTGCGGTGTCTGCGAGCGCGATGTTAGCTAGTGGCACTCGGTACTGGTCACCTTGCTCAACTGGCTGCATGTCCTCAAGTCTGCGGATGTCGTTTGTTGAGTAGAAACCAGCTTGCGATCCAACTGAGTAAGAACGGATACGAGCCTCAAGGTCTGCTCTCAGCAAGTCACCGAACTGGAACTTGATGAACGCATCGCCTGGTAGTAGGCGAGAGAAAGCAGCCTCAACCTTTTCAGCCAAAGGTCTTAGTGTCATAGATACAAACTGAAGGTTGTTCTGCTCGACAGATGCGTAGCTTGCTGTACCTGGTACGCCTAGCAAGTGAAGTGGCACATTGAAAGCTCTGGCAATTTCCTCGACTGCGAACTTGCGTGACTCTAGTGCTTGTGAGGCTTCAGGGTCTAGCTGTGTTGAAACAAACTTAGCTCCACCGGATAGAACGCCTGTCTTGTGCGCTCGTCTTGTTCCGTTGCGGTGTCTTGCATCAAAGCCGTCAGCTAGTTGTTTTGCTTGCTCACTTGTTAGGTTGCCTGGGAACTCGATAACACCAGCTGCTGATGCACCTGTGCCAAAGAATCTAGCAGCGTAATCGCTAAGTGCAATGTTTAGTCCTAGTGCTTGCTTTAGGGTTTCTACTCGGCTCAAGCCTTTTAGTTCGCCTGGAAGGATTAGGTCAACGATGTGAATGACCTCATCGTTGTTTAGTGGTCTAGCTTCATCTTGGTAGCGGTAAACCTTGCGACCAATCTTGGAACGCTCAACCTCAATCTTTTCTGGGTTTAGGTTTACTAGGTTTACAACCTGACCTTGTGCATCCCTAAAGACTCTGGTGTAAGAGTTGCCATGTACCAACAAGCTAGAAAAGACCTGCTGAAAGAACGCTGCTCTTGTGCTTAGGTCAACATCTGGCTGGTCTAACCAAACTGGTCTAGGGTTCAAGGGTCGGCGTGTTGCACCAATCCTTAGATAAGCCCCACATGGCAAAGTTGAAATGGTGTCAGAGATTAGGCTGACTGCTGAAAAGAAAGCAACAATCTCAAAAGACTTTTTGGTTGTTACATTTACGCCAGCTTCCGATTGTAAACCCCAAGGCTCACCTGCACCCCAAACAGTCTGAAAACTTACAGCGCGTTGTTCAAAAAGATTACCGAGCATTACTTACTTCTTTCAATGGCTATACCGAATACGAGCAGTCCGATACCTAGCAGAATTACCCCTGCTGGTGGATAAATAAAAGAAGCCCCTAGTGCGATGGCAAATACGCCTGTCGCTTGAAGTATTGTCGCTGTCATTACCAACCTAAATAAAGAATTGAGGAGTCAGTTGCTCATCCTCTACTCTACCAACAGTTGCTCTATCAAAGGCTATGACAGCCGCGACAGCAGCGTCAATCTTGCGCGGTGATCCACGATGTTCTTTTACGATTCTTGGTCCTAAGCGGTCAACCTTGATAACTGTGTTGGATAAGTGCCTAGTCAGCGTTGGGTTTCCGTCATGGGTTAGCTGGCTTTCAGTCACAGCTTGGTAGAGCTTTGAGCAAGCTGGGACCATTCGACTAGGTGAGCTTGAGTTGTATTCGACCACTGGTAAGCCAAGGTCTTGCATAGCTTCCATTGTGCGTTGCCAGCGGAAAGGGTCACAGGCTATCTCTTTTACATTGTATTTCTGGCAAAACTGGATAATCTCATCCTCGACTTCTGAGGTGCTAACGCGCCAGTCATCGGTATCCTCTGGCTGTTTCTCCCAAACCCTAATCAATCCGACATGAGGTAGCTCATCCTCTTTAGGGATTGTGCAATAAGCAAGAGCTGTGCAGTCACCATTGAACGAGCCATCAAAGCCAACAATGACCGGCTGGTCAGGGTCAAGTTCGATGTCTGCATCTAGCTGCTCCCACTTGCCAGTTGGTAGCCAAGCGTTTAGCGAGCTAACCCATTGATTGAGTCGCTTGGTTCTAAACTCTGGCTCAGGTGTTCTATTGACTGCTGAGGCAAAGTCATCCTTGGATACTAGATCGTTGTACCCAGGATTAGCTGATTCCCAAGTTGATTCAAGTCTGTGGTCTGCTTCTGGCTCTGCCTCCCACCAAGACATAAAAAAAGTCGGGTCATCTATCTCACCTGTTGACACACGCTTGCCGTATTGGTAGAGGCTGTAAGCAATGGAGTCCTGTCCGGTCATGTCTTGCTTTTGACCTGCTGTGGTGACAGCAAGTAATTGAGCAAGCTTGCCTCTGTTACCCATCGAGAGTGACAACACATCAAATAGCTCGCGATTCCTGTGGGCATGTGCCTCATCGAGAATCGCGCGAGAACAGTTAAGGCCTTCCTTGCTATAAGCCTCAGCAGACAAAACCTTCATTACTGAGCCGGTGCTTGGCACATAAATAGCATCACGATACAAGGTACACATTTCGGATAGCTCGCTTGACTCGACCATTCGCTTTGCCTCACCAAAGATTATTCGAGCCTGTTCCTTTTCAGCGGCAGCTACAACAACCTCACCACCTTCGATACCCTCAGCAATCAAGCTGTAAAGGGCAAGCATTGAGGCTAGGGCTGATTTGCCTGATTTCCTGGGTGTGCCTACAAGTGCCACTCTTGCGGTTAGTCCACCATCTGCATCTCTAGCAAAGATACGCCTGACCAGTTCCTTTTGCCAAGGTCTTAGGACTAAGGCATCACCGGTTTTACCTGCTATTCCGTCTTTACCGATTGTGCCAAAGGCCTCGGCAAACTCAATAGCTAACTCGCCGTCACCTTTGTCAATAGCCTCTTGAGGGACAGGGGTTAGCCAGCGTGGGGGCCAGCTACTGTTTGGCTTGTCGCTTGGCAATGATTTCCTCTAGCTTGGTCTTGGTCTTGGCAGACACTAAGCCAAGGCGTGTTCGGTCAGCAGGGCTAAAGCCTAGCAAGCTAAGTCCGGTCACAATAGCCTTCTCGACCTCGTTGGCTTGTCTGTACCAGGTCGGGTCAGTTGGGTCAGCTTGAATCTGTTCCTTGATTAGCTCCCGCCGGTCTAGCTGCTCACAGACAAGCTGGACAAGTTGGGTATCGGTCTTGATGCTGATCCAAAGCTCACCGGCTCCAAAGATGCTGTCCCAGAATCGCTTGCCTACTTCGCCTAGTTCCACCGGTGGCTCAATGTAGCCGTACTCAAGGGGGGCCAAAGCATCGTTAGTTCTGATGGCTCTTTTGCCAGGATTACCGATTAGCATTTTTAGCTCGGCTGGCTTAGGTGGATTGGGCATACAACCAGCATACCTTCAATGGTTTTGAACTGCGGAGATGCACAGAAGCA